CGCCATCTCTCCACCAAATACCAGCATGACCGTTTCGAACATAACCTGCAGACATGATATAGACTTGATCGTCCTGAGTGCTGTCTGCCACATTTTGAGTGGGTTGGGACAATTCGACTGTCATAGTCAAAGTCACTGTCACTTCCACTTCTGTACTGGGTTGGTTCAAGACGGCCAAAACCAAGGCACCACCAATTGACAGACGATCATCCTCTCCACTATCCGTATAGAGGTATTTTGAGGAAATGTCGTTCATTGACAACTTTGCCGGTGCCCAAGCTGACCAGGTGACGGATCGCGCATTTGATGCCAAGTCCTGAGCTTTCAGGCTTGCTCTGCGTGTTAAGTCCGCCGGATCAGTTAGAAAAGCCGCAATGAGAGTGCCTCCAGCCGTCGAAGGCGCTCCCGACGTGATAGTTGCCGAACAGGTTTTAATCCGATAACGCTGGTAAGTTCGTGCCACCGCGCCGATCGGTTCCAATACCTGTGAGTCTATTAATATGGTTGCAAAGATCTCCCCCTTTGCTCCAGTCTTGACCCCGACAAGCGGCAATCCAGTTCGGGTCACTGTTATATATTCCTGGTTGTTTAGCGGTCGAGTAGTGTGCGCCCTTGATATTGGCGTGTTGCTCGTCGAAGTTTTCGAAGTAGACTTGCCTCTTGACTTCGCACCGCCTTTTCTCTTTGATTTTGCACCTGCCGACCTCGGCTGGCGCGCGTTCTGCTTGTGCCTTATGAACTGCATAGCAAAACGGATGTTCAACTTTGATGGTTGAACATCTGATCTTCCTCACCATTGATTTATGTAGATCCCACGCATTCATAACGTTATCTACAAAGGCGGCTGACGGTTTGACCCACACCTTAGCGGAATCTGAAAGGTCAAGTAGTTTGATCCAGTTGCCATTATTTCTAAAAGCCTTGGAACACATCTTGCCTTCCGTCAATTTGCGCATCAATTCTCCGTAGCCAGGAAGGGAGTTATTGACACACATTTCGCCGTAAGCCATCTCACGAACATAGCGTTTCAAATGCCTCTCGTGGAGCTTACAAAAGATGAATTTGTTATAGGCTGCCACAGGGTCACGCACAAAACGTGGCCTCACCCCGTCTTTAATTAAACGGGTTTGGCAGAAGTCGATTTGGGTTTCTTTAACGGTGTCCATCTCCAAAATGAACGGTGTTTTAGAAACTCTTTCCTGGTAGAAAGCCATTCCCTTGAAACTGCTTTTGGGGATGATGACAATGCCATCATCACCACAAGCAAACTTAAGGGCCTCTGGACCAAAAACGAATTCTATGGTACCTAAGGCGATCTGGGTATTTTCAACGCTAGTGCGTCGTTCTCCAGATTTTCGCCGACCTATAACATGGGCTCGAAGTCCTCTTTTGGTGCGCACTGGTGCTGTGTAAGACAGCCTGCGAACCTTCATGAACAAATGAGGCATGCGTCCAGGGAGGACACGGTGTGCAATCAATTGCCAACCGGGCTCCATTGCCTGCA